AGTCCAATATTAGGCGCACCTGGTAGTAGTGAAAGTAATACAACAACAACAGTAGAAGAACCTGCGTAATGAATGAACTTAAAGAAATAAATGACCAGCTAAAGGCTTTGTCGATAAATGTAGAAATGATTAGCCAAGCCATTACAGGCTCAAAGCTAAATAGAAACGGAATCCTTCAAAGATTAGAAACAATCGAAGATGCGTTAGAAGAAACCGAAACTAAAGTTCAAGAAGTTAGGGATTATAATACTGGAATTAATTGGGCAGTAAGAATAGGTGCTTTTATATTAACCATAACAGGAATAACTTTTATTAAAGACTACTTATGGCACAAATAAGCAAAGATGGCTTAATGCTTTTGGCTAAACTTGAGGGTGTTAAATTAGAAAGTTATCAGTGTACCGCAGGAGTTTGGACAATCGGTATAGGCTCAACTAAATATGCTAACGGACAACCTGTAAAGAAAGGCGATAAATTAGCAAGTAAAGAGGAGGCTTTTAAGCTATTTGTAGACACTTCGGCACAATATACTAACTGCGTTAATAAGTATGTCTTGAGACCGCTTAAACAGAACGAATTTGATGCTTTATTTTGCTTGTGTTACAATATTGGTTGCGGAGCGTTTTCAAAGTCTTCTTTAGTTAAGTTTATTAATGGCGGACAAACGATTGAAAAGATTAAAATAGGTTTCCTGATGTGGACTAAAGCAGGTGGAGTAGTTTCAAAAGGATTAGTAAATAGAAGATTAGCAGAATATAACTTATATGCGAAAATTGCATAATACACTATCAACTATTTTTGGAGCGATTGTAGCTATTGCGAATGCTTGGGTTACTATTGACTGGGATAACTTTGTTTGGTCTTTAAATACCGCTATTAAGCTATTCCTTTCGGCTTTGATTGCTTTAGGAGGTTATATGACAACAATAAATCACAAGCCTTTGAATAAGAGGTAAATAATAACTACATTCGAGAAAAAAACCATTATGTACAGACCAAGACTAACCGAAACTGAATACAACCAATATCAGTTAAAAAAACTTACGGATAAAAAGACTTACAAGCTATTTGTATTTTCTGACCCTCACGGATGGTTAGCTGACCTTAAATGTTTGCGAGTTATCAATAACATCTTACAACACAACAAATTTGATGAAGTCTGTATCAACGGCGATATAGTGGATTTACCTTTTGTATCTAAACATACGAATAAACTTTATATGGAGGGAATCCTTAAAGACTATAACGAGGTAGAAGAATTCAGATACACCGAAGAACAAATCCTAAAACCTTTAAGACTTTCAACTGATGCAAAAATTCGTATCAGAACTGGAAACCACGATGAGCGAGTAACAAAGCCATTCTTATTATCCAAAGGACAATTAGCAAGATTAGCTATTCTTTATAAGCACTTTGAGTCTACGAAGTTTGAGGAGATGTTACACCTTGCTGAGAACGATATGATTTACGACCCAACGGATGTCTTTACTTACTTTGATATTTTCGATATTACTCACGGTTTAAGTTTGACAAAGAATGCAAGTGAAAAAAATATTATTGAGTATTGGGGTAGCGGTTGTACAGGACACACTCACAGATTAGGTATGCGATACATTCGCAATAGGCATAATATAAATGCTTGGTTTGAAGTAGGATGTACCAGGTTAATGGAAGCAGTCGAGTATCTACCAACAGGCAAGATAGCGGATTGGTGTCAAGGATTTTTAGAGGTTACTTTTAAAATAGATGGCGATAAGGTTTTGTTCTTTGCTCAGCCTCACGCTATAATAGATTATAAATGTGTTTATAACGGTGTTTTATATGGAGAATAAAGAAGAAGAAATATTTGATGTAACTGATGGCGAGATTTTAGAGGAGTTGAAGTTTTTTGTCTATTTTCTTTTTGAATTAGAGGAGAAATCACTACTTTTATTCCCTTCATACAAGACCTTGACTCAAGCGAGGTTAATTAAAATGATAAACACACGATTAGACTTTTTAGATTATGACAACGAGGGAGAAATTGATAGCGAAGATTAACGAACTTTATTTAGAGATAGAAAGATTAAAAAAAGAACTTATAAAAGAAACCAAAAATGAAAACAATCGGAGAAGTTAACCAGGAAACTTGGAAAGATGTAATAGGTTATGAAGGGGCATATCAAGTAAGCAATTTAGGTAATGTTAAATCAGTTGATAGATATGTAAATCATATGTATGGAACTATTAAAAGAAAAAGCAAATTAATTAAACCTGTTGAAGTGAAAGGATATAAACAAGTAAGATTAAGTTTAAATAATAAATCAAGAGCTTTTTTACTACATAGGATTGTTGCTGATGCTTTTGTTAATGGGAAATCGTTAGAAAATAAATGGGTTAATCATATTGATGGTAATAAACTTAATAATACTCCAGCTAATTTAGAATGGTGTACTCATAGTCATAATATAAAACACGCATTTAGAATTGGATTAAAAACTAATACAAAAGGGGAAAATAATCCAAATAGTAAATTAAATTGGGAAAGTATAAATAATATTAGAAATTCAACAATAACTGCAAAAGAGTTAGGATTATTATATAATGTAAACTCTTGCCATATTAGAAGTATAAAAAATAACAAATCTTGGACTATATGAAATCATTAACTGAAATTAATAAAATAGAAAGTTGCATTTGCGATACAATCTGTCCTAACTGCACCGAAAAACATTGTTTAAAACCAATCGAACTAACAGGTTCAGATATTGCTGATATAGTTACAAAGCCTAAATACTACAAAGTAGAGATTAAAGGAGTGCCTATTGATGTAATTGATATAGCAAACGCTTACAATTTATCTTTTATGAAAGGCAACGCTATTAAATATATTCTTAGAGCAGGTAAAAAGGATGCTTTAGTTCAGGACTTGAAAAAGGCTATTGAATGCTTACAAAGAGAGGTCGATTATGAAAGCGGTAAGTAGGAATGTTACATTATTTTGGTTAAATTTGCGAAAGGAACTTAATGTTAGTTTAAATTATGGCAAAGAAATCAAAAGAAATAAAAGAATCCTTAAACGAAGAAGCTACAATCGAAATAAAGCAGGTAAACCCTTTGACTATTTCAGAGTGTTGTAATGTGGATTACATATCTTCAGGTACTAAGGTATATTGCTCAAAATGCAAGGCAGACTGCCGTTTAGAAAGACAAAAGAAACTTATAAAACTATGGAGTCCAAAAGCGTAATTGTATTAATGGTAGTAATTCTACTATCTTCTTGCAAGTCTAAAGTAATAGAAACTACTAAAATCGATTCGGTTGTCAATAAGATTGAGCAGGTCCAGGTATTAACGGATTCAAGCAAGATTGAAACTACTGAAGAAGTCATTTACGAGTTTGATACGGTAGGAACTCCGCTTGTTAGTCCATCTGAAGCTATTAGAGGCGATTACAAGCTAAAACTAAAGTCAATTAAGGTAAAGAGGCACATCAAACAAGATAATCGCTTACAGAGCCTTAAAATCGATAAGAAAGAAAATACCACATTAAAAGTAGATAAAAAGGCTGTTATTAAAGAAACTACTCCTTGTATTAATGAAATCCTATTAATTCTTGCTGGGATATTGGCTATTTACTTTATTCTAAAAAAACTTTAAAATTATTCTCTTTGATTATCAGCGAGTTATGATTTATTTATGGCTTTTTGTAAAATATTATTTGGTAATTAAATCTTAATTAAGATATTTGTTGAACCAAAACAAACGAACTATGTTTAATTATCCTAAAGAGCAATCATTTGAGCAAGGCTTAAAAGATTCAATCAACAAGCTAACTAACCAGTTAGAAGATGTACAGAAAGACCCTTATAAATTTAGGCAAGTACACACAAGAATCCAAGTATTTAAAAGAGCATTACAATTATTAAATGATATACCAGAAAGAACAAGCTAAAGAAATCAAGTCGCTGAGCATAGGGGAGACTATGCAAGTAGACAAACGAGAAGGAAACCGAATCAGGTCTTTACTATCGTATTACAAAAGTTACAACGGCAAGATTTACTCTTGCAAAGAATTAACCAAAAATCAATTAACTATAACAAGAAAAAAATGAAAAAGCTATTAAAACCAATTATTGAAGAAATTAATATTGTCGAAGTAGATGGTATTAACAAGTATTACACCGAATACACAGATGGGTTTATTATTTACAACCATAGATTTGAACATTTAGATTTAAAGAAGTGGGTAGTTGATAACTATGATATTTCACGAGGCGAAGTTAAAATAGAGATAGCACCAGCATCAATTGAACAAGCAGAGAATCCTATTTACTTTACTCAAGATGTGGATGACTTTATAGAAGAAAATTACGAGGAATTAATCCTTTCAATTTTAACGCAACCAGTATTGGCTTGTCAGTCTAATTTTGCTAACGCTTTGTATAACATTTGTAAGCCGAGATAATTATGAAACCATTTAATTTAGAAGAAGCCTTAGCAGGTAAACCTGTCATCACAAGAGATGGTAGAAAAGTAACACAATTAACAAAATTAGATAATAAAAATGATTTTTGTATTGTTGGTGTTGTAGATAATGGGATAGAAATATGGAATTTAAAAGGCGAGTATGATGGTTTTCCAGATTCAAAATTTGACCTATTTATGAAAACAGAAAAGAAAAGCATTTGGGTTAATGTGTATGAATATGAATCTGACATTAGCTTTGGTAATATTTTTTTAACTAAAACAGAAGCAGTATCAAAAATTAATAAGTTCAATAAAGATACATACATCAAAACAATAGAAATAACCAACGAGAAATGAGCATTATAACCGTACATAAATTTATAGCAAATCCGCCGAAGGAAAGTAAGTTGGATAAGTTAATCAGGCTTTATCGCCAAACATTAGAAGATGGTAATTATTGTAAATCAGTTCAGGCAATGTATCTTATTAATAAGTTGAAAGAAGCTGAGATTCAAAAGGTTACAAACGAATACGAACACCATTTAGCTAAACAAATAATTAAAAATAATTACTTGAATTTAATAAAATAAATAGTATCTTTAAAAACCAAAACAAGAAAATTATGTCATTATTAAAAATTCAATCGGAGCTAAAAGCACCTAAAAATCAGTACAATTCCTTTGGGAAGTACAAGTATCGCTCAACAGAGGATATATTAGAAGCAGTAAAACCTTTATTACTTAAGTACGAATGTACGATGACAATAGCGGATACGATTCAAGAAAAAGCAGGGATTATCTTTTGCGAAACACAGGTTTCATTAATTGATAAAGATGGTAAACATTTTTGGGCTTCTGCATCAGCAGGTATTGACCCAACACGCAAAGGTATGGATATTGCACAGAGTTTTGGTGCGAGTTCCAGTTATGCTCGGAAATATGCTCTTAATGGTTTATTCCTTATTGATGACACTAAGGATGCAGATGCTACGAATATTCACGATGCCGTTAAAATGGTTGCTGAGAAATTAGATAAGCCAACCTTAAAAGTAGGAACTGAATTATTTGATAAATGCAGAGCAGGTTACCTAAAGGATAACAAAAATCTAAAAGCTATTCAAGAGAGATATTCAATGGATGCAGAGACTTTAAGACTTTTAACCACAAATCCAAATGAAGTACTTTAAAGCAAGACCATCCTCGTTAGGGAAACTAATGAGTAAGTCAAAGAAACCAGGAGAGTTATCACAAACTTGTATTACCTATCTTAAAAATTGGTATGCTGGAGATACTGAAGAACTTGATTCAAAGTATTTAACCAAAGGTATCTTATTAGAAAACGAAGCTATCGAGTTTGCATCTAAAGTTTTATACGGTGGTATCAAAGCCTATAAGAACGAAGATATTTATTCAAACGAATGGTTAGTAGGAACTCCTGATGTTATATTAGAAAATTCAATTATAGACACCAAGTGTTCTTGGAATAGAAAAACATTACTTGATTCAGCTTTAGAATTAAATACAGATTACGAATGGCAATTGAGGGGTTATATGATGTTATGTAATAAAGAGTTTGCTACCCTATTTTATTATTTAGGCGATACTCCAGCAGCAGCAAATTATGGCACTAAAATAAGCTATTCACATTTAGAAGACTTTGAACGCTGGGTCTCTTACGAGTTTAAACGAGATGAATCTATTGAGCAAGAAATCATCAACAAAGTTGAACAATGTAGAGCCTGGCTTCAAAATTACGACCAAGAAGTACAAGCAAGAATCGGGACAAGAATTATTAACCTTTAAAAAATAGAAAAAATGAGTTCAATTATCAGCGCGTCAATTGATGTAACAAGAATCGACAAAGACAAATTAGTAAAAGGTAAATACTTAAATGTATCTATCATAGTAGATGACAAAAACGACAAGTTTGGAAACAATGTTTCAATTACTTTAAGCCAGTCAAAAGAGGAAAGAGATGCTAAAGCACCTAAGACTTATATGGGTAACGGTAAAGTAGTTTGGGGACAAGGTAAGGTAGAAGAACCTACTACTCAAACTGATTCAAGTTTACCCTTTTAATTAAAGATATTACTGCTGCTACAAGCGTTCTTTTTGCGGTAAAGATAAGAGGCGTCCTGACTAAAAAAAATTTTAGGGGAATGTTTAACAATTTTAACAGGGTAGCGCCCAAGTACTAATGAGTAGCGTTAGTATTTTAAATAAAACCAAAACAAAGATTATGGACTTTTTAGAAGATTATCAAACAAATAACATAACAATAGCTGATTTAAGCAAGAAATATAATATTTCAGAAAAAAAGATTAGGGAAGTTTTTAAAGTTAGAGGAGTTAAAACTAAGCATAGCCATATCCGTAAATCAACAATTAAAGCCGATAGAGTATTTGAAATGTTTTTAACTGACTTTTTGGGTAATGGGTTAAGTATGGTGCATTACGCTGAAAAATATGGAGTAAGTAAATACGCTTTGTCAAAAAGATTAGAAAAATACTTTAAATATAGAAGATTATAGTTATATTTGCTTATAGTTTCATTTGGAGTCGAGAACAGATGAAATTACTAAATGGTTATTAAATAACCTGAATCCTGCCAAATCTCGACCTGGTGGGATTCTTTTTTTTATATACTTATGAAGTATTATCTACACGATAGCAATTCTTTTAGTGATGAAAAAGTAACTGAATTATATATGGCTTTTGGCTATGAAGGTTTAGGATTATTTTATACTGCTTTAGAAAAGTTTGCTCAACAAGAAAAACCCATCAAAACTAATGTTCTTAAAAGGCAATTAAATATCGGTAAAAAGCTGGAGAAATGCTGGTCATTTATGGAAAGTATTGGACTAATTTCATCAAACAATGGTGAAAGTTTCAACAAACAATTGCTAAAGTTTAGCGAAAACTACAAGATAAAAAAAGAAAAAAGCGCAGAAAGATTGAAACAATGGCGTGAAAATCAGCAAGTTACAGAAAATGTAACACATTTCAAACAAGTTCGAAACGCATCTAAAGTAAAGATAAGTAAAGTAAAGGAAAGTAAAGTAAAGGTAAATGAAATTATTAATCCTACTTTAGAAGATGTTTTAAATTACTTTGATGAAAATGGTTATTCAAGAGAAGTAGCAAATAAGGCATATCATTATTATAATAATCTTGGTTGGAAAAATAGCAAAGGGAATCAGGTAGTCAATTGGAAAAATACAATGCTAAATAACTGGTTTAAAGAAGAACATAAAATAAAAGTACAAGCACCTATCATACCAACATTTTACTACTAATGGACTTTATAAAACAATATAGTGATGTACAAAGCGAATTAGATTCGTTATACGACACAGGATTAATCAAAGGAGAAACAATAGGCTTTAGAGATGTCGATAAGCTAATTTCTTTTAAAAAGGGTGCAACTTCTTACATTTATGGAACTCCTGCATCAGGCAAGTCTGAATTTTGGTGGGAATGTCTTATTAACTTATCAAAAAACAAAGGTTGGAAACATTTAATATTTTCTCCCGAAACTGGAACTCCAGCAGAGATATTTGCAGAGATAATACATAAATGGGTTGGTAAACCTTTCTTTGACTTAGATGGTAACAAGATAGCACGATTAACCAAACAAGAAATGTACAGGTATGGATTAGAAGTTAGTCAATATTTTTACATTATGGATTTAGGAGTAAAAGATATAACTTTAGATGACTTTCACGATGCGGTTGAGAAATACGGAGTTAAATTTGATACGGTTACTACCGACCCTTTTAACGAAGTCAAGCACGAATTACAAGGTGAGCAAAGAGATATGTATATGGCAAGAGTATTAGGTAAAATTAGAATGTATGCAAGAGAATACAATTACCACCATACAATAATTATGCACATAGCAAGAGAAGCTGGAGTTAAGGTAGTAGATGAACAAACAGGAATCAAATACTATCCACCTGCTGACCCTCGATACATTGATGGAGGAGAAACATCTTTTAGGAAGGGAGAGCAAATGATTTGCGTATGGAGACCACCTTTTGGAGTTTCTAAAGATGGAAACCCTTATCAAGGCAATGAAGTGAAGATTATTGTACAAAAGACTAAGCCAAAAGGAGTTGGAGAAGTAGGAGAGGCAACTTTGTTCTTTGATAGATGGAAAAACCGCTATTATGAAGAAATAAACGGAATTAAGAGTTATGCAGGAAATTATGTTACATTTGAAGAACCAAAACAATTACCTTTTTAAAAACCAAAACCAAAATTATGAAAATTGAACTTAAATCAGCTATTATTAACGATAAATATACAGAGTATGTTTATGAAGCATTTGATATTCAAAACAAAGAAGAAACAAGCGTAACTATTCCTATGAATTTAGGCGAAGCTAAAAACTTTAATTGGAATATTGGAGTTATTTTAGGCGGAAGCGGAAGTGGTAAAACTACTATTTTAAAAAAGATTGGAGAAGTAAAAAAAGTATTATTTGATTCTAATAAACCTTTAATAAGTAATTTTAATTGGTTAGAACCTAAAGATGCTTCGTTTGTATTAACTTCTATGGGGTTATCATCAGTACCAACTTGGTTAAGACCATTTCATACTTTAAGTAATGGAGAGCAATACAGAGCAACTTTAGCTTATTTAGTATCTTCTGCAAAACAAGGGGAAGTAATTTTAGTTGATGAATATACTTCAGTAGTTGATAGGGATGTGGCTAAAGCTATGAGTTTTGCTTTACAAAAATATATTAGAAGAGAAAATAAAAGAATAATTCTTGCAAGCTGTCATTATGATATTTTAGAATGGTTAATGCCTGATTGGACTTGTTCACCTCAAAAAGGAGGCGCACTCGAAAGGTGTGATTATCTTCGGCAAGGTAGACCACAAATTAAATTACAAATTAGTAGGGTCGAACCTGAAACTTGGGACTTCTTCAAAAAACATCACTATTTAACAGAAGATTTAAACAAATCAGCGCAGTGTATATTATTTGAATGGAATGAAAAACCTATTGGAATATGTTGTGTTTTAAATACTCCAAGAAAAGGTATGGGTGAAGCTATGGCTATTTCAAGAATTGTTATATTGCCTGATTATCAAGGATTAGGTTTAGGAAGCAAATTATCTTCTTTTATTGGGCAAATTTATAAAAATAAAGGTAATAGAATATTTATAAAAACTGCAAATCCTGCACTTGGGGAATATTTTAATAAATCAGATAAATGGAGAGGAACTTCTAATAACGGTAAAGGTAAACCTGCTTCTTCTTTTGATACATTAAAATATAAAAATAGACTTACAAGAATATCATATTCACACGAGTATATTGGAGAAAGTATAATAGGATTTGAAGATTTGCTATTACCTATAAATGAAATGAGAGAAATTAACCAAACTAAATTATTTTAAAATGACACTACAAGAATTTGCTAAATATTCAGAAGCCAGGCTTTTTAGTTTAGAATTATTTGAACAGTTACCAATTCATAAGCTATCTTCGCAGTATTATGTGGATGCTTTAAAAGAAATCATAAGTCTAATTAATCCAGCGCAAGACAAGAAATTTATATTATCAGATGAGAAAGTTACCCGAGTTAAGTGATACATTAAAAGCTGTTTTAGAGGCTGACCTTGATAAAAGGATTCCAAAGACTGATTTTAGGCAATCAACCTTGTACAAGATAGCAGATTTACTCTGTGTGATGCAAATAAAGCTATTAGAGGCAAATAAAACTAAATTAGGTACAAAGACTTACCAAGATAATTTAACTGCCTTAGAAACGCTTAATTTGGCTTTTACGATATTGACTGATTTGCAAGGCGAGAATTTGCTTTTACGAAATGAGTTATTAACTTTGAGGCACGAAGCGGAAATAATCGTATCTGAATTGACTGAGAGGGTTAAAACGCTGGAGATGATAGATGAAATTTAAACTAAACAAATTATAAAACCTTTAAACAACAAACAAAATGGAATTAAAAATACTTGACACTAAAAGTAATGGCACAAATCTTATGACAAATCCATTATTAGAACAAAATATTGTTTTTTTAAAAAACAATGGGACAAAAGAACTTATAAAATTTTGTGAAAACGGAGATATTTTTGTCAATGGCAAACTTGTAGAAACTGACAAAGAACTTGTTGATGCTTTGCGAGAATTTTTAAAATAACAATCTTAAATTGATAAACAACAACAAACAAAATGTATAAAGAATTAGAAAAATATAAAACGGGCAAAAAAGTCCCATTTATTTGTGAATTAATAACAGATGGTAGTGAAGTAGTTATTCATCATAATGAATATATTGGTGGGTTAGGTGATTTAATGAATGATTTTATAGAACACAAAACTACCCCATTTTGGGAAAGAAAATATTATCATGATCATTTAACTGAACTTTACTTAAAAATTTTAAACGAAGTTAATATTAAAATAAACCTTTAAACAACAAACAAAATGGAAAAACAAACAGCAGTAGAGTGGTTAATTGACCAAGTATTAGTTGAATATGATACATATTTTAATGAAGAAGGAGATTTAGTTGATAAGCCAATTAATCAATTTTTTAATGCTTATAAAAGTAGTGTTAATTTAATAGAATATGTTAAACAAGCCAAAGAAATGGAGAAGCAACAGATAATGGCTGCATTTAATGAAGGTGAGATTAATAGTGTAGATTATTTTAATGTTGAAAATATAACAATAGAAGAAGCAGAACAATACTACAACGAAACATTTGGAGGTAAAGATGAATAAGCAAAGAACGGCAGTAGAGCTAATTATAGCAGATTTAGATACTGAATGCAAATCAAGAGGTATGAATGTGAATTGGGATATGTATTTACAACTTGAAAAAAGCCTAATAATTAAATCAGCAGCAAGAGGTTATTTAGCAGCAGCATATTCTTATAGCGAAAGATTTAAACTTGAGGATGGTAAAGATTATGGAGAACAATACTACAACGAAACATTTGGGAAACTATAATATGACAAACAAAATGAAAACAAACAAAACTCCAGTAGAAGAATTTGCATTTTCTCTTTATGAAGAAGGTTTATTGAAAGGTAATGGCGATTCAATTCAAGATACTTTGGAAATTTATAAAGAATACGAAAAGCAAGTAATAATCAAAGCAGCAGCAAGAGGTTATTTAGCAATGGCTGAAAGATTTAATCTTGAGGAGGCTAAAGAATATGGTGAAGAATATTATGATAATTGTTTTGGAAAATAATATCTAAATTTAGCCTTATAGTGGAAAAAATAGGCGCAAAACAAGAAAAATAGGCGCAATGATGGAATAAAAATCTATATTTGAAAATGTTCACAAAACTTGAACAAGGGAATAAAATGAACGCCATATTGGTGGTATCAACGAAATGGTATAGGCGCAATAACTTCCATTTTTAATAGAACGCAAATAGTCAGGTGGCGGAATGGTAGACGAGGGCTTCCCACAAGAACAGCTCGCCCAAAGAGGTTACAGGTTCGATTCCTGTCCTCGACTAACCAATATGTATAGGGGTAGTAGAAATATTACTCCTATCTATTGGATTATTAAATAAAAGTTCGTATATTTATGACTACAAAATAATAGATATATGAAAAGGTTTTTTGATAAAGTAAATAAAACAAATAGTTGTTGGTTATGGACAGCTGGGTCAAGGGGTAAGACTGGATATGGTGCATTTAAAATAAATAATAAAGTCGTAGATGCTCATAGAGTTTCTTATACCTTATATAAAGGTGAAATACCAAATGGTATGTATGTATGCCACACTTGTGATAATAGAAAATGTGTTAATCCTGAACATTTATTTTTAGGAAGTGCTAAAGAAAATTGGCAAGATGGATTTGATAAAGGTAGAATAAAGCTACTAGGAGGAATTAATACTGAAAAATTAAAAAAACATCCAAGCAGAGGTGCTTATTTAAGAGGGTGTAGATGCGTTGAATGTAAAGCTATCAACAATATGATGGTTAAAAGATATAGGGCAAGTTTAAAGTAATCCTGTCTTGACTACAAATAGAGCTCAAAAGTGAGCCGTATTGATACGTATTTATACGAATAATGAGCTTTAAAAGGGATAATTATATGTGTTTTTGTGATTTATATGACCAGTTAATGTCACAATATTTAAAATAATAGTGAAAATTTCCCAAAATGGGAACTAATATAAAAAAATGAAAGACGAACATAAAGAGATACTTATCGCTGTCTTGATGGAGGTTTACAATAAAACCGAAAAAGAGATATTGAGAGAAATCAGACTTGCTGGTGATGACTGCAGAGAGATGATGGTATTACAGCTGTGTATGGAAAGAGTGGCTGAACTGTGAAAATACTAGAATTATTTGCGGGAAGTAGAAGTATCGGCAAGGTTGCTGAGAGCTTGGGGTATGAAGTCTATTCTTGTGACTTAGAACCATTTGATGGAATTGATTATGTTGGGGACATTAGGGATTTTGATATTAAAAAAATACCTTTTACGCCTGATATTATATGGGCTAGCCCGCCCTGCACAGGATTTTCTGTTGCGGCAATAGGGAGAAATTGGGATGGGTTGAAACCTAAAACGGAAACGGCTCGATTAGGTTTGGAATTGGTTGGCAAAACGCTTGAAATTATCCACGAATTGAATCCAATGTTCTGGTACATGGAAAATCCTCGCGGGATGTTGCGTAAGATGCCTATTATGAGAAAATATTTACGCAGGACGGTTACTTATTGCCAGTATGGGGATGAGCGGATGAAGCCTACGGATATTTGGACCAATAATTTTGATTGGAATCCACGCCCGGCATGTAAAAATGGGATGCCGTGCCACATTGCTGCTCCGAGGGGGTCGCGCACAGGAACGCAAGGGTTAAAAAATGCTTATGAAAGAAGTAAAATCCCTAGTGATTTATGTAGAGAAATCTTATCTTTGCAAAAATGAAAAAAATCGCCTCATATTTTTTGATTTTATTTAGAATTCACTATATCCCAAAAAAGGATAAGCTGAAAACTTACAAAATTATGAGGGGGATTTACCGTAGATGGGATTGCGAGCCGGTTGTTGGGATGTGTGCGATGTTAAAAGTACACGGAGAGATGACTCGTTACGCAGACATGTACTACTTATACCCAGAATTATACATTCAAGCGCCAAAAAAACATTTTAAAAAGGATGTTCATTGGTTTCACATGTTTGGTAATGGGGTTAAGGCAAGGATTAATATTTTGGAAAAAGCTATAAAGATGTTGGAAAAATGAATGAGAGACTTATGAAGATAAAACAAAACCATGGAGAGGGGTGTATCTGTTCGATATGTCGTACTCCAGAAGAGGATGCTATCTATTGGATAGAGAAGCTTGAAGATTTAAGAGCTGAGGCCGACTATGAGCATGATGATCTAAGAAATTTTGAATAAAAAAAACCCACTTGTTAGTGGGTTTTTTGTTTAGAAGTCTAGTTGTTTCGGTTCTAATGCGTAGTTGATGGTTCCGGCTCTTTTGAGTACTACTTTGTATACTCTAGGTTTGGTGCCATCTTTTTGCGTGACCCTCTGCTCGTTGAAGCCCAACTGTTTTAAAGCGCGTGGAACGTTTCGGATATCTAAACGAACACCTGACGCAGACAATGTTGTTTGAACGTGCTCTGCAATCCTTGATGCTGTTAGATGCACTTCTTCTAGATGAGGGTAATCTTTTGGATGGCCAATTGCTTCCATTACAAATTCAAAGTCAGAAGTTGTTGTTTCGTATTTCTTATTTTGTGAATCTCTGTATGCTTCTTCTTCTGGTGTTAACTGGAAGTTGAATCCTAATTTATAAAGGGCATATGCTTGAGACCACACTTTATGGATATCAATCTTTTGTACTCCTGTATGGAAGTTATTATATGAATGGTCAATCTCATCAATTTCAAAACATAACCAACGTGTGTTTTCTGTATCGGTTAGGAATTGGGTAGTATTGGTTGAACCCCAGAAAGAACATCTACGAGGTTGCTCCTCTTCATCCTCTGCATATGCTTTACGCTGCTTGATAGCTTTTTTAGAAATGATTGCTTTAAGGGCATTGATTTCAAAACCTCTCGCGCCAGATAACTCTTCTAAGTTATAGATAAAGTTTTCTGATAGACGGATGATTGAGTCTTTATCATCTTTCAATTTCTCATCGGTATAGTACTTGCTACCAAATGGATTTAGGAACTTGATGAATGTTGACTTACCGGTATTTTGTTTCTCTCCTACTAAAACCATAACGATACGGTTTTCAAGATTTGCTATCGAGCAGGGTATTGAGCGCACTAATGCTTTTTTGAATTGGGTAATCCAAAACTCTTGGTTATTTGTTTGGATGTGATTTGCTAGGTCAGCGATGTGGTCCGTTACGCCATCCCATTTAGGAAGGGATTCGAAATACTCTCTGAATGGGTCATAATTTTGTACGAAGTCTGAGCGCAGGAGAGATTTGATTTTATCTAGAGGATAGTTGAACCCTCTCTTGCATGCATCGCGATATATAGAATCGGCATTTACTTTTACAAACTCTACTTCTTTCTTTAATTTTACTTCTGATTTTTGGGTGATGATATTTCTACGGAAATCATATTTTGCTTCCAAGAACATTTCCATCTTTTCAATTGCTGGTTTCTTATCGTAGTTGAAAAGTGCCTCATACTTTTTGTATAGATACTCAACCTCTGCTTTAAGGGTATAGTCATTTGCTCGTTTTGAGCGTTCGGCTAGAAACTTATATTCGTTATCGGTAAAGTATAGACCTGCTTTAATTTTTGCTAGGACATATTCTTGGATATCTTTAGAGACATTTATCTCTGGAGTTTCACTTTCTACTGATTGGGAGTTTTTTTTTCTAGGAGAAATATCTAAACCACAATCTTTCGCTAGGCCAAAAAATGTTTTGTAGGTGATCGAATTTTCGAGCCCCCCGCGCTTCCCATTTAAACAACGGTCATATTGTAGGTCAGTATCTTTGGCATCATATAAATCATTGAACTGAGATATACGATGGAAATAATCTCTCCCATCCTCACCAAGTCCGTCTGCTAATGCAAAGCCAATATCTCTCCAATCTTTATAACCACATGTTAGGTCTAATTTTGTTTCCTCAATTTGTCTAACAACATATTCCACATCGTGGGCAACATCGGTTGTGGGAGCAATAGTTTTAACATCGCGCTTACGCTTACGATCAAGATACTGCTTAGTTGGCTTATAAGTTGGCCTATTATGAAAATCATCAGGGTTGATTAAATATAAATCTTCGTCATATGAAACAAACCTTAATCGCAGTTGGTCACCTGTTCCAGTATCGATTGCTACGCTCAGATTTTCTTTTAATTCATTCTCTATGGAGCGGAAACAATCTTCGTGTTGGTCAGGATTTATTTTAACAACAAATGTTAAGCCTTCTCCTGATACTGATAAAAATGCGCAGATAACTGCTGGTATTTGTGATATTGATTTTTTTAGGGCGATGAAATCTTCGGTTGTGTTGAGATGGTCATTGCCTTTTGAATCGATATCGATATTTAATAAACCTGAGTGCTTAACAATGTTTTCTGTTTTGCGATAGTCTTTAACTAAAGCTGAAATTGTTAGCGCAGGTAAATTTTCAATTTTAAATCTATCCCTATCTTTTTTAATTTCAATACTTCTAACGGAGTTGACAATATCTTTGTACTTGCCGTTTTTGATATTTAACATTTCTTCGAAGAAGTCAACTTCGTAAGGGATAACACCGGGAACCATCTGTTCCGTTTTTGAAGAATACTTTGGCTTGTAAGCCGAGATTTTTAAATTCATATATATATTTATTTTATTCGAGGGGCTGTAAAAGTACTAATTCATTTTGACATCTGAAAACTATTTTCCCAGATTTTAATTCCACACTATAATATTTCATACCGCAAGGGTATGTTTCTATTTCGATAATTACGCCCGGAGCTGTGCGCTTGGGGTTTTCTTTATCAAAAATTTTCGCTTTAACTTCGTCTCCGATGTTTAAGATAATGTTGCTGCCAGCCATGTTGGTATCCTTTTAGTTTTCCATATTGATTAAATGCTTCGGTTCCTCTTTCCAATAATTGGTGAACCATCCACCCTATTTTATAATCTTTAATTGTTCTGATTACTTCTAATTCCTCAATGGTCATTTGAGAAAATCTTTTGTTAAGCAGGTGCTGTGGTATTTCGGGTAGTTTCTCTTTTATGATTTCTACGATACCTTCGCTCGTTGCAAGCTTCTCTCTATCTGTTGGGAATTCAAAACCACAAAACTTACATATCTTGCTTACTGCAGGAATTAAACATCCGCATGCAGGGTTTAGGCATTCTTTAATTGGTGCTAATCCTTTTTTACCTGATGATTTTTTCTGAGGGGTAAGAGTCCATTCTCTAACGTCATCATACCACCCGTGCTCAAGGATGTTAGACCCCATATCAATTATATTAAAGAACTCTTTGTTTGGAAGGGGTCTAGAACCACGACCAATCATTTGCAAATATAATGCTAGGGATTTAGTTTTCCTATTTAATATAACTGTCTGAATTCCTGGGAAGTCATAACCTTTTGTTACGATACCTTGGTTGACTAGGACCATGGCATCTCCTTTTTCAAATTGCTCGAATGCATCTCTACGTTCTTGTTCAGAACACAATGATGTATCGGATACAACGAAGACAGCTTTGATTCCCCGTTCGTTAAACTCTCTCGCTG